AAAGAGTTTTTGGCTTATACAGTAGAAGATCCATATCGTGAAAAGAAGATCAAGCACATCACTCGATTCGCTGATGGTCGTTATCAGATCAAGTTTAGAGCTGTTGGAGGTTTTCAAAGCCGTTATTTGAAACGCTATGGAGCTGAGTTCCATTCAGCTGGAATGTTGGAACTTCAAGATGTGAAAGGTTATTCTGGTGCAGAATATACCTATGTCTTGATCCACGCTGGGAATAGTGCGAAAAGTTCCAGTGGTTGCATAATTCTTGGCGATAATCAGACCAATAACCAGATCAAAGAGTTTGGGTGGGTTGGATCTTCAAGAAATAATTATCTAAGGACATATCCAATTATTAGAGATGCTCTGCTCAAAGGAGATGAAGTTTGGCTTGAGGTTATAGATCACGACAGACCAACAGAGAAAACACACGACTCAACAGATCGAGACATTATCAATGTAGGTGGTGGGATCTTTTGCAGACAGTGTTCAACTAAATTCACAATCGAATAATTAAGAAATGAGGACAACAGTGGCAAAAAAAACACTTAAGAAATATTATCAAGAGAATCCAGCTACGACTGGTCAGAATAGCTTCTTAGACAGAGAAGATATTAAAGATCTAGTTGATGAGGGACTAAAAGGGATCAAAGAGGGCATTCCAGCGACAGTTGTTGCTCAGTGGCTTATCTCTGAAGCTCCAGCTGATCTAAATAGAAAATTTCACACAGTAAGACAAGGACTTCTTCATCGTGCCAAAGAAATCTCTTAAAAATTATAACAAGGACAACACAGTCATAAAAGGCGTGGACAAGTCCGAAAAGGTTAAGATCTCCAGAAAAGATGACAAGGCAACTGCGACTCTGCCAGTAGGATCATCAGACATTAATGAAGTCTGGAGAATGTTAGAGGAAAGAGGATTCTCACCAGATGAATGGGAGATCCAGAGTCTAACTGTGAACCAGTGGGAAGCTCCATCAACTGATGGCGTTCAACTGTTTGAACAAACAAAAGCGACACTGAAGCAAAAACCCAAGTATTTGGGAGAGTTAATCAGTTCACTTGCATCAATTGGGGGTGATGGTTTCAGTCCTCAACCTAAGCTCAAGGCGAAAGCCAAACAAGAGATGCTTGTGATTCTCGGTGATCACCAATTGCCATTTCGGAATGAGATATTGACTGAACTCTCCCACTCTTTTTTAAATGATCTGAAACCAGATGGCTTAGTTTATATGGGAGATCTTATTGACTTCCCTAGCTTGTCACACTTTGCAACCAATCCAGATTTCACTTCAACAGTGCAACAAGGGATTGATCAAGGTCATCAGACATTAAGAGACCTAGGATCATCAGCTGGTCTTAAGAAAGGATCAGAAATGATCTTTATTGAGGGCAATCACGAAGTCAGACTGAGAAAAGCATTAGTTGAGAAACTCCCCCAGCTGTTCGGTATAAAGAAAGCTGATGTGAGTGAGAAAGAGAAATCTGTCTTGCATTTAGCTTCTCTGATGCGATTTAACGACATTGGTTGGACTTATTGGGATGAACCATCAGATGTTTATCCACATCCAGAATATGAGATTGTCAAAGGGCTTTTTGCTCGACATGGCAACTTTGTTCGTGCAAAGGCAGGAATGTCTGCTCTTGCTAACTTGGATCGAGTTGATGGATCAGTTATACAAGGACACACACATCGACTGGCTATCACTCATCACACAAGATGGACTGGACAGCAGATGAATTTATATACAGGGATCGAGACAGGAACGATGGCAGATCTTAATGGTCTAGGTTATTCAAAACAACCAGACTGGCAAGGAGGATTCATCACTCTTGTTGTTGATCGCAAAGCAAACACATTTCATCCAGAATTGGTGATCTTTAAAGAAGACACGATCACTTGGCGAGGATATTTCTGGAAATACACAACCAAAGGAATAAAAACGAATTATGGATATTAAGTTGAATATGAATCAGCTGATCGTTGGAGGGCTAGGAACTATCCTCACTGGTCTGGTTAGTTGGTTATTTAATACAGTGAGAGCTTTAGAGCTACAAATGGGCATATTGCAGTCCGAAGTCCAAGGAATGATGGATAAGCAATCTGAGTTATTAGCAATCCTTTCCTCAGTTGATGCAGAGATCACAGAGATCATCTGGAAGATCGGTGGCAATGGATGATCGCAAAGATTAAGGATAATCTTGCAATCATAGTCACTTCATTCACACTTTTAGGATCGATCGGTGCTGGATTAAGCACTGCTGGAGAAATAGTTAACAAACTCCAAGGCATTGATGATCGAATGAACTTTGTAGAGCAAGAATTTGGCAGATTAAAAGAAGAGACAATGGTTTCCTCTGATATATCTGTTTTATATGAAAAAGTCTATCAATTAGAACTAGTCAGCACTCAAGCTGATCAGTTTCGTGAACAGGTTGCTTATATGCAGTCTCAATTGCAGACTTTAGAACAAACCATCAGAGATGAGGGTTTTGATACACAGAATAAATATATTCCAGAGAAATGGGAATGGCAGGATCTAAATGATTCGATCACTCGCATAGAGACTTTAAATCAAACCATTGTGAACAAGCAATGGGAAATTGATGATCTAAAGACTCGACTGGCATATCTAGAAGCAAACAATCACAACCATTAGGAGAAATAAATGTTTAAAGATTTAGATTTTAAAGATCTCGGAGAGCGTTGCATTGCAACATTCGTTGAGACTTTCATTGCAATGATCACAGCTGAAGCACTAACAGGAAGCGATGGAGATCTACTCAGATCAGCTTTTGTTGGTGGACTTGCATCTGTCTTATCACTGCTTAAAACAGTTATGAAAACATATAATGCCAAAAAGTAGCGATCCAAACTTCACTCAAAAGGAACTACTGCAAATGGTATTGGAAAAAATAGACAAAATTGAAGAGAAGTTGGATAACAAGCTCGACAAGTCTGAGTTTTATAAAGTATTGGGATTAATGGCAACAGTGATCTTAATCTTTGCCAGTTTTTCTATGTAGCAACCAAAGGAGATCAAATGTCCTACAAGTGTCCGATCTGTCTTAATGGAACTTCAGAACTTAGGTGGAATACTATCCACAATGCTTCTGAGTTGCATTGTCGAAGATGTGATCGAGGAACAATTGTTTTGTCAGATGATTCGCTAGAAATACATTAAAATTTAAGGAAAGGGCGGATCTATCTGCCCTTTTTTTGTTTTTGTAGGAGTTTTTTTTGTCTTAGGTTTATATAGCTGATTAGCTTTGTGCCAGAGATAATAAACTTCCTTTTTAGTGTCTTCATCATCATATTGCTGATCGAGATCTTCTAAGATCTCAGTTTCATCTTTGTCTAAGAAAAAATTAATCCATCGTTGCAAATAACCAGACTTAGCTGTCACATCTTTAACTTTTATAGCTTTGCCTTTTGAGGTAGAACTCATCTTCTTAAGTTTTGCATTTTCCCACAGTAAATCTTTTGAATCTTTTATTTTTAACTCTGTTGAAAGTTGAATAATTTTTGGAATGTCAAATCTGATTGAATCTTGAGATCCATAAAGAATAAAGTCATTTAAAAACATCTGGACTTGCTTAATTGATACAGCACTCCAATTATTGTTTGAATCAGCTCGATAAAGATCGTTTGCCATCTCTAAATGGAGAAGATAATAAGAGTGCTCTGATAATACTTTCAGAACATCTTTCCAGTGATTTTTCACAAAAGATGGTTCATCTGTTTGCTTCTCTTCCCAATATTTAATTCCCTTATTATCAATATCGATACCCTCTTGATTTAACCAGAAAGCAAGTTTGTTCTGGGATAATCCACAAAGAAATTGTCTAACATATACAAATCTCTCTTGAATAGTGTTGATCTGAATTTTCTTTTTCATCTTATACATTTCAGTTGAAAACTCTGGATCATTAAAATATGAAGCTAAGCCATTGGCTTGATAGAAAGGCAACATTATAACTTTTTGAGATGGTGAGAGACCGAGAAGTTTTCTATCAAAGACCTCCTCAGCTCTTCCAAGTTCATCAAGTTTAACCTCTGATTTTTTGGTTGGATAAACATACGAGCGTGGTTCTTCAGCATTATTTGGAAAAACAACTGCTGAGATATATGTTCCATCACCATTGAGACTTTCATCGAGCTCATATATAACATCTGGATCAGTGACAAAGTGCCACGCAACAAATGTGTGCCATTTCTTAGACATTGACATTGCTCCCAGAAATTTAATCTCAGCAAGGATACTCTGTTGCAATTCAAATGTGTCTTTGTTAATTTCACGATCTAAATGTTTTGAGAATTTTTTTAATGCTGGTATAGATACATCAATTTTTCTTTGAACAATATCTTCTTGAGTCACAGTCTCAGTCATCTTATTAAGCAGACCTTTAGTCGGATATTTTTCAAATGTTGAAAGCATTATGTCGATGACTTGTTTGTCTTTTAATGAAGCATACATTGAATTAAGTGCATCTTGATATTCAGTATCTACTCCCCAACTTGTGACAATAGATTGCCAGACCTTTGGATCAAGAGGAGGAAGTTTGTCACCAGATGGTTTCCAATTTATATTCACTTCATCAAGGGACAACAAAGAATCGTGGCTCTTGTTTTCTTTCATTAAAGTGTTTAGGTCAGTTAGATTAACAGTGTTTAA